CTTGCCATTTTTAACATCTCATTAGCAGATGTATTTGCTTTTGCTAGTTTGTTTGCCCAAATCATATCATCCAAACTAACATCTTCATCTTTGATAATTTTTTCACAGATTGATTCTAGCCGAAGGCGATAAGCAGTCGATAGCATATCATTTATTCATACAACTTATTTAGACAAAAAAAGGGGGTCCGAAGACCCCCTCTGCACTTCCTTCACACAGAAGTATATATCACATCAGGTTCGTGACCTTGACGCGACGATAGTAGCGGTTAGCAGAAGGATTAAGGTTACCGAGACCCTGGTTAGTTCCCTCAGCGAAGGGGTTAGCAACGAGACCATAACGGGTCTTGAAGCCAATCTTGGGCTGGAAGGAGTTCTCACCAACGGCGCGAACCATTTGGAGAGGAACGTAAGGACAGTAGAACAGACCAGCGTCATAAGGGGAAGTACCCTTGTAACCTACGACGTAATACTGGTTAGCAGCAACGTTAGCAGCATAAGGGTCAATGTAGACTCTGTACTTGCCATTGATGGTGCCAGCAAAGGTGTTGCCGGTGTCATCAACGTTGAGGTTTGCGTTGAGCGCAGGGGTGTAATCAAGCACACCAGCCATGGTCAGAGCAGACGCAACGTCGGCACTGGTCATGATGATGTTGCCCTTTCCGCGACGAGTTCTTTGTGCGATTGCGTTAGCATCACGCTCGATTTGGAAGAGAAGACCCTTGAACTTCTCAACAGACCAACGACCATTGGAGTCAACGTCAAGGTTGAACTCACCAGCGGTAGCGGTGTTGACGGTTGCACCCACTTCTGCGACCTTGTAGATCGAGCGGATGACTTCACGGTTGATCTCAGCAAGAATCTCTGTGGAGAGAATGTTGGCGAGTTCAGCCTCGGCGTTAAGACCATGAATTGCTTTAAGGTCTTGTGCCAGTTCCAAGGAATACTCTGCTTTCAGAGCACGTGACTTGGCGGTTACGGTGACTTTCTCGATCGAGAACGCCATTTCGTTGAAAGCCTCAGAACCAGCCTTGGTGTTGAGTGCTTCTGCATCGGCGGTGCCCATGCCCTGACCAACGTTGTAACCAGCGGAAGAACCAGCGGATACGGGGTTGAGAGCAGAAGGGTTGGTGCCAGACTGTGAAGTAGTACCGAAACCGGCGGCTACATCAGAGAAGTAGTCTGCATTGCCGAAGCCATGATTCTGACCGGAGAATGCGGTGTCAGGCTCGTTGAAGAATGCCTCAGCGCCATCCATACCTGGGGTGCCAGGAGCGGCATAGCGGGAGCGCATTGCGAAGATCAGTCCAGTAGGACCGTTCATCGGTTGAACGCCAGCAAGGTCATATGCGACCAAGTTAGGCATTGCGCGTCTGATCAAGGAGATCAGAACGGGATCGAAACCAGCAACAGGACCAGCGGCGGTAGCGTCTGCGCTAAAACCGGCAGCAGAGGTGCTGCTGTTGGTGTTAATTGATGGGGTCTCCATCAGGGACTGGCCCGAGGAGAATGCTGCTTCCTCTTTGAGGAATTTTTCTTGGTTTTCGAGTAGAACTGCGGTTACAGATCTTCTGTGACTGTCGGTGATACCACCGTCATGGTCAAGAAGGGGCTTCCACTTTTCTACCAGATGCTCGGATTGGAACATTGGATTTACCTAAAAGTTAAAAGTTTTAATTAATGTTAAATTCACTTAGTATTCATCTTGCTGAGAATATCTAAGTAAGATGTCATACCACCAGCACTAGGTGCCTCAGTGGCGTCTACACCCTCAGAAATTGTATCAGCGGATGATTGAGGTACTGCCTTAGTTTCAGAGAAATAAGATTCTCTCAGGGTGGTCAGTTTCTCTTTGAACGATTCTTCACTTTCAAACTCTACACCTTCGGCAAGCGAGGCAAGCTTTTCTTTCTGGGTCTGTGCAAGACCTTCGGATACATCGCCAAGGATACTGGTTGCAACAGACTCACCGAGTCTCTTGTTTAAACCAATGTTCTTTTCGATTTGCTCGTTGAGTTTAGTCTCCATGTCATCTAACTTGTCTGTCATTGCAGACAAGACATCATATTTTTCCTCAGGGATTGATACATAATGTTCTTCAAATAGTGACTTCATACCTTCCATGAAGGATTCAGTCATTTCAGTTTTAAGGCCACGTTCAACAGCCAGTTCATTCTCTTGGAGCCACTCATCAGCGACATATTCCAAGTATGAATCAACACGCTCTTGAAGTTCAACCTTCATTTCTTCGACTTCTTCGCCAAGTGCAACAGAATACTGTGCTTCTAATTGCTCTTTGATGTCAGAAATTTTGGATTTGAGTGCGGCTTCAAAGATGGTCTTTGCCTTCTCTCTGAATTCCTCGGAAAGTTCTTCACCACCGAGGAGAGCATTAACGTCTTCTTCAACGTCAATCTCTTCTACCACTTCTTCCTCAGCAACAACTTCATCAGAGACTTCTTGGTCCTCTTCAATAGTTGCTTCGGTATCGAGTTCTTCTTCTTCTTTTTTCATTGTAGGAGTAGAGTCTGCTTTACCAGCACCTTTGTTTACAACATCGGATACTTGCTTTAAGCTGCCACCGGGAGTTTTCAGCTTCGCTGAATCATCATCTGGTCTGTAATTCTCCGGAGTTGGACCTCCGAGATCTTCCACAGAACCTAATTGAGTTCCAGGATCCGCCATTGTTGGCATAGAATCACCCGCTTTTGCGCCTGAATTAACAGCGGTGCGGGATTGCTGTGTCTTTACTTCCATTTCTTGTAGTGATTTTCCACGTGACATTTGTAGCTACTCCGTAATAAACCTGTATTGGTATTATCTTTATTTATTTATATTTAAATGTTTTGCAAGAACTCGTTGAATAAATTTAATTTATTCTCATCGAGTTTTTTCTGATCAACTAGGGTGTTAATCGTTGCATATGTTTTCTGAGCATACTTCTCACGAAGAATACTGCCATCCCATACCCAATCTTTTCCTTCCATAATACCTTCAACAAAAGCATCAGGAGCAGAAGGATCAGCAACGATGTCAGCAGCAGTTGCCAACATAAAATCATCACCAACAACATTGACACCTTCACGTGTCATTTTCAAAGAACCAATACCACGGGAAGAAACACCGAGTTTGACACCTTCTTCTACCAGAGAAGCAGCAATCTTACCCATTGGGGTGTTGAGGATTTTTGCTTTTCCAATAAAGTTGGAACCGTTTTCTCTAAGAGATACAATCTTATGAGAGACTCTATCGAGATTTACGGTAGGACCTTCGGGGTGACCTAGTTCACCAAGGGCTCTACCTTTGGCAACATGATTTTCATTATATCTGCCAACTTCACGGCGAAGTGTCTCCATAGGATACATGCGACCATTACGGTTCTTGATGTTTCCTTGAAGGAATACACCTTCAATATACATGGATTTCTTGCCACCTCTCGATTCAACAAGAAACTCAACTGATTCAATTTCTTCTGTGATGAGTTTCATTAGGATCCGCCTCCGGCTGCTTGAATTTGAATAAAGTTAACAGTAGAACCAGTACCATCAGAGAAGATGCTGGCTTTTATAGAATTTCTGACCATACCACCATTAAATGTCGCAGTGCTAGCACCACCAACAGTAGATGCACTACTATCATGAGTGATAACAGCACGGGTAGAGAAGAATCCAGGTTGAGAGGAAGAGTTAACTAATACACTCTGAACTGGTTTATGTGAGAAATTTAAAGAGGAAGGAGTAAGTCCAGTAACAGAAACAGTGTCGCCAACATTAAAAGCACAACCAGTCCCTTCTGGAAAATGAAGAGTTGTTGATGTGCCGGTAGTGATGCCAATAACTGGTTGAGATTTTGGAGTAAGACTCAGAATCTCCGTTTCCTGTTTAGAAACGCTGTAATCATTTGCAGTCGCTGTTGGATTTGTTCCAATAGCAACGCTGACATTTTTAGTGCCGTTATTAGTGATTCTCAAAGAATCAGTTTTAACTGCCATCGCACTAGATTGTGACGATGCACCACTTGCACTTGCTAATGTAGTTCCACTATCTGCGATTGGATTGTGAGCCATTACTCCTCTTCCTCTGTTTCCGTGTCAATTGTGTCTTCACCTTCTTCGTTATCGAAGAGTCCTGCCGATGCATTAGGTTTAAGATTTTCAACTCGTTCTGCTGCTTTTGCATACAGAAGTTCTTTGATTTTATCTGAAACCTCAGAACCAGATTCACCAGTCACCATAAGATCCATTAATTCTTCCATTGTTTAGTAATATACTAAGACTATAAGTTATTTATATTTCTCCACCTTCGGGTGCTTCGGTCTTCTTACCTTGCTTCTCTAAATCCGGTTCCATGGGTGTTGCACCAAGTGCCGGACTACTAGAAACAGCGCCTTCTTGTGGTTGTTGTTGACCAGGTTCAAAACCGTCAACGGCCATTGCTGCCTCTAATGGGTCAACAATAATACCGTCTTTGATTTCCTGTTCAATCTTTGCATCCTCTTCGAGAATGTCAGCATCAGTTTGACGAATGATCTTACGTCGTACATAATCCTGTGAATAGTATTTGCCAACATAAGGTTCTGCCAAAGTTGCCAAATTAATTCTATTCTCCATGAGTTCTGCTTCTTTGAGTTCAGAGAAGTGGTTATCATAGAGGAAGTCAAACTGAATGTGCTCACTCATCACTTCCCAATCTTCGGGGGTGACAACGTTTTTGAGCAGCAGTTGAGTTTTCAACATGTCCAAGAACATTGCTGAGAATCTCTTTCTCAAACGACCAACAAACTTACTAAATTTGAGTTCGTCTCTTAGAATCTCAGAAGAACGACCAAGGTTAAATCCACCATCACCCTCAATACGAGAGATGGGAACGTTAAGTGCCTTATAAAGTTTCTTCTTGAAGTATTCAATATCGGTAATCTCTCCT